ACTCGAGCGGGAGCGGGATCACGAGCTGATAGCCCGCGACCAGCGTCGCCTTCGGAATGGCGATCGTCGCGTAATGCTGCGTCGCGCTGCCGTCCGTCGCGATCGCCGCCTGCGCGTCCGACGCGAGAATGAACTGCACCGTCGCCGCGCCGGCCGACGTGACGGCCGTGTCGACGCTGATCACGAGATAGAGGCGCCGACCCTGGCCGATGTCGCGGATCTTCGACAGATCCATGACGTTGCCGATCAGGTACGTCCCGGCCGCGCCGGTGTTCAACGCCGTCGCGTCGCAGAACTCGGTCGTCGAGTCCATGATCGCCCCGGCGAACGCGAGGCCGAGCGCCGGCAGCGCGTCGGCCCTGTTGGGCAGGATGAGCGCAAACACGAACGCGAGCGCGGCGACGGCCGCGAACGGCGCGATTCGACGCAGCGCTCCGCCCGTGGTCGCCCACGGAGAGATACGATTCTGCATTGCCTGATTCCTCAGGTTGTGATTTGGAAGTGTGAAGCGTGAACGCGGAAGAGCTCGAGCCGGCGCCGTCGATTAGACGACGCGGGCTTCGGTGTTCAGGATCTCGTCGACGCGACGGACCGGGATGTCGTCGAACGTCATGACGCGCTTTCCGGCAACCGTCTCCCAGGAGAGGTTGTTCGCGATCTTCTCGATGATGCCGATCCGCAGCGATTCGCGGATGGTGCGATTGACGTAGAACACCGGACGCACGCCGCCGAAGCTCGGGATCCGCTCGGCCGCCTTGATCATGGACGTGATCAGGTTCTTCGTGTTGGCGACCGTCGAGAGGTCGCTCACGTCGATGTTGCAGACGCGCGCGATGTAGCGCCAATCGCGGACGCAGAGACCAACGTCCTGCCGGTAGTGCGTGCGATACGCCTGATACATCGAGCCGTCCGTGTTCTGGACGGTCTGCTCGCCGAGGTCGCGGGCCTGAATGCCGGCCTTCGATCCCTTCGGCGTGATGCCGAACGCCGTCCGCGGGCTCCAGCAGACGAGCCAGATCGAGGTGTTGTCGCTGCCCGTGCCGCCATGATCGACGACGTTGTCGGCCGATTCGGCGGTCGCCGTCGAGACGCTCGAGAACCGCGGCGCGAGCCCCGAGAACGACTCCGGCGTCGTGCTCTCGTTGCCATAGATGACCGTCGAGGCGATTTTCTGCGCGAAGCCTTCCAGATGCGCGCGATCTTCCGAGGCGCGGAACGCCATCGTATTGCCGTTCAGATCGGCGAGCGCCTTGTCGACCTGCGCATAGTCCTCGAGCATGCCGCAGGTGTCCGTGACCGCGACGTTCGTCGACTTCGTCGGCAGGACGCCGCCGTAATACTTGCGCCAGGTCGGCGTCGGGATGCCCGTGCGGATGTTGCTCTGGTGCCCGGTGATGAGGTTGCCCTCCTGGAAGGTCATGTCGAGGAGGATCTCGTTCGTCTCGTTCTGGATCTCGACGATGTCGGCGACGACGCCGTTCGGGTCGAGCGACTTCGCCAGATCGAGCAGCGTCGGGTTGTTGCTCGCGAGCGTCGCGAGCCCGGCGCCGATCGCCGGCAGTTGCGCGTAGGCAGGCGCCACAGTCGCCACGCAGGCGATTGCGGCGACAGCGAAGAGCATCGCGACGGCGAACAGCCGCGAGCCCCCCGCCGTGCGGCGGATCAAGTTGAGCTGCATTGGTTTGATGACCTCAGGTTGAGAGTGTCGACGGCCCGTTACTTCGGGGCATTCGTCGTGAACAGCCGCTCGAGCCCCTTCCCTTCGGTCGCACTTGGACCGGATCCGGGCGGGACGAGTGTCGCCTCGGACATGAGGCGGCCGATCCGGAGGAACCCGCGGATAACGTCCGGGTGCGATGCAAACCCCGCCGCGTGGATTTCCTCGATGAACGCCGGCTCGAAAAACCGCTTGAGCACCGCGTTCGCCTTCTCGGCGTTCGCCGTCAACTTCTCCGGCGTCCCACCGATTTCAGCGTCCGCGAGCGCCGCGGCCTTCTGCGCGTCGTTCCGTTCGATCCACTTCGCGCCAGTCTCCGGCGCGTAGTCCTTCCGCATCGCCTCGTTTTCCGCAGTCCTCGCTGCCTCAACCGCGGCAGTCGTGGCTTTGGCGATCTCGGCGATCTGAGCGTCGAACAGCTTGCCCGCGGCTTCGGTACTGAGTCCCTGCGCGCCGTAGATGGCGGCAGTCCGGTTCACGAAATCCGCGTCGAGCGTCGAGCCGTCCGGCAACTTCAATGCGTACGTCGGCGCCGCCGGCGCGCCGCCGTCGGGTTTGGCGTCGGGTTTTGCGTCAGGCGCCGGCGTGCCATCGGTGGGAGGAGCTCCACCAGCTGCAGGAGCGGCCGGATCCGGCGCCGGCGTCCCGCCCGGCGGTGGGTCGCCGTTCGGCGTGCCGCCGGCAGGCGCGCCGCCGCTATTGTGGAACGAGAGCCGGTGCATTGGTAGGCTCGAGAGCAGCGCGAAGACGCTACTCGTCAGACGTGGTATCATCAGAGTCCTCTGATTCCTCTGGTTCCATCGGCTCGGGCGCCACGGGCTCGAGGCGCTGCCGCTCGATGTGTTCGCGCTCCATCAGTGCGTAGAGCTCGGGCGCGTTCTCGGTCATGCGCGCCAGGAGCCGGAGGCCGACGTTGCGGCCGCCTTCGTTGTACGCCGTCCAGTGCGGATCGGCCGCCATCGACGTGCGGAAGACGCCGCACTCGGCGAGCAGGCGCCGCGTATACGCGCGGCCGGCGACTGTGCTCCAGACCGCGAGGTCCTCGTTGCGTTCGCGCTCGAGACGCGCGCGCTCCGCCTGCTTCGCCTTCTTGATCTGCTTCCGATCGGCCGCGTTGCGCACGGCGACCCGTTCCTGCTGCCGCTGCGTCACGTCGGCGCCGACGGCTCAGGGGTGGACACGGGAACGCCGAGCGAGGCGACGATCATCGCCCATTCGTTCGGTGCGATGACAGTGACCTTCTCGCCGGCCGTGAGCACGACCGCGTCATCCGCGCGACGATCGAGGCGCACGCCCTCGCGCGCGAAGACCGTCCGGACGACGGGAGATTCTGCGCGCTCGCTCACGCCGCACCTGCCGCGACCGGCGTCTGCGCGTTGTCCATCGTAGCGCGCGCTCGAGCGCCTTGCACGAGGGCCGCGAGCGCGCCGCTACCCTGCACGGGAGCAGCGCCCAGGTCACGCGCGGCGCCGGCGACCGTCTTGATGTTCTCGACGCCCTGCTGCTGCGCGGTCTGCTGCGCTCGAGAGTCGCGGATCTGCTGCGTCTCTTCCGGCGAGCGGACGAGCTTCGGCGGAACGCCGGCGCCGTCGGCGTACATGTCGACGAACTCGTCGACGTTGAACCGATCGAGCGCTTCGGGCATCGTTTGCGACAGCTGCGAGATGACGCCGGCGAAGCGATCCAGCGACGCGAGGCCGACCATGCGCTGCGCCTGCGCCATAATCGAGATGTATTCGACCGTGAGCGCCGAGCCCTCGAGCTCCGGCGGCGGCGGCGGGATGAGGCCGCGCCGCTCCATCATCGAGAACGAGCGATCGATCAGCGGATCGAAGACGTCGTCGTTGAGCGCCTCGAGCACCGGCCCGAGCATGAGGAGCTTCTCCTCGTGCCGCTCGTCGACCTCGCGCGCCGTGATCTCGCGACGGTCCGAGCTCGCGAGCATCAAGAACAAGTCCTCTTTGAACACGCGCCGGATGCGGCCGCGGATCTGCTCCGACTTCCGCTCGGCGGCCTCGATGTCGAATTGAACCTGATAGATCGGGCGCAGGCCCTTCACGCCGTCGCGCTCATTCGAGTACGTGATATCGCCCGGCAGCGTCGAGACCCGTTGATTTCGGAGCTCGCCCGGCCCCGTCATCGGCGGATCGATCAGCTTCGCGATCGCCTGCGCGACTTTCTTCTCCTGGACCTGCAGCTGCTTGATGTCCGGCAGCGCGCGCATCCCCGGGCAGTTCGTCCCATAGACGTCGTTGCCGCCGGTCTCCCAGCGGCCGGCGAGGATCGGGAACTCGTCGAACCCGC